ATTAATAGGCGCTGGGCTTGGGCTTGCAAGCAGTATTGCTGGCGGTATAGCTAACCGCAAGGCGAGACGTAAGCAGGAACAGATGTTAGCCCAGCAGCAGAGAGAAAATCAGGCATGGTATGACAGGAAATATAATGAGGATCCTACCAAACGTGCCGATACAGTAAGGTTGCTCACTCAGATGCAGGAGCAGATTAAGAACAGAAACAGAGCAGCTAAGGGCAGACAAGCCGTAATGGGAGGTACGGAAGATTCCACTACTGCGGTAAAGGAGGCGAACAACAAGACTCTTGCTGATACGACCTCTCAGATTGTAGCTGCAAACGAATCTCGTAAGGATGCTATCGAGCAGCAGTATCAGCAGAATAAGCGTTCAATTCAGGGACAACAGATGCAAATGGAAGCCGAGAAGTCTGCTGATACTGCTAACGTTGTAGCTGGTGTGGCTGGTACTGCTGCTAATATCGCTGCTTCTCTTGATAGTGGCAGTGGAAGCAGCAAGGCTCCTAAGCGTCCTGACGTTGCATCGCCTACCGATGCGGATATGGCTAAGTTGGATGCCAAGGTTGGTGCTGCTCCTACCCAGCAGCAAGTAGCGAATGACTTGAATGATATGGTTGGTGACAATGCACCAAAGAAGATTAAAGCATAGCCTATGAAAGCATCAGATATGTTACGTAACAACAATGGCTTGAAGACTACACAGAGTGTACTCAACAAGCAGCAGAGTGGTGTGGATGCTGCCCAAAAGGCGAGTCCTGAGCAGATGAATATGAACACCGCACAAGCTATGTTGCAAGGGAAAGGAGAGCAACTTACTCCTCCCAAGGATGCGCACGAACAGGCTGCAAGGATGAACCAGCAGACTGCTGAGGGTATGCTTAATGGCTCTATTCCTACAGACAAGCCTTCCGTTCCTATCGTGAAGAAGGATGAGCCTCAGCCTAAGCAGCTATCTTATGCGGACATGTATAAGATGCTGAATCCTGAGCGTGAGGAGACTGCTGAACAGATGGCGAATAGAGAGAAGAAGGAACGCACGAAGGCTCGTATCGCTGCACTGGGTGATGGTCTCCGTGCGCTCTCTAATATCTACTTTTCGACTAAGGGAGCCAAGGTGGTACACAATCCCGAGTCGGATATGACTAAGGTTGTGAATAAGCGCAAGGAGTACATGGATGCTCAGAGAGAAAGGAATCGGGCGGCATGGCTGGCTGGTTATCAGAGGGCGATGGCTCTTGATGAGGAAGCTCGAAAGAATGACCTGACCCTTGCTGAACAAATCAGGTATCACGATATGATGAATGATAATAATAAGGCGAAGAATGACCTAGGGCAGCAGAGAATTGACCAAGGTAACAGAAGACTTGACTTATCGAAGATGAAGTATCAGACTGATGCTGATTACAAGAAGGCAGTCTTGGCTATCAAGAAGGCTCTGGCTGATGGTCAAATATCTCATTGGCAAGCGCAGGAGGCTATTCAGCGTATGAATGCTGAGACTGGTCGTGTTCGTGCTAACAAGTCGTCGGGCGGTGGCAGTTCAAGAACTGGCTCATACTCAGGAGAGGTAGATGAGTACATGGATTTGATGGAGAAAGACCCTGAGGGTATGGCTGAGGCTGCAAGGGAAGTGAAGAAGATGGGTTACTCACCGAAGACTGCTGCTGGAAAGAAGGCTCAGAAGATTGCTTATCAGCGTAAGCATGGTAAGGGTAAACTGAACCATAAGCCATCAACAAACAAAGGTGGTAAGAAGAAGACTGGTGTGAACTGGTAGTGTTAATTAATAATATACATATATCATGGCAGAAAGACCATTATACACTTTATATAAGAATCTGAAAGCGCAGAACTATGATGTGCCTAACGATTACAATAAGTTTGAAAGTGCCCTGACAAGAGACGGAAAGAGCGGTGCGGACAACAGACACGCTATCTACGAGAACTTGAAGGCTCAGAACTTTGATGTTCCTGATACCTATGAGCGTTTCTACTCTGCACTCTTTGTACCTCGTAGTAGGACATCATCAAGGGCGAAAGGCGGTAGTGTTCCTATGAGTGCTGCTGACCGTGCTCGTTTCTCTGCTGGGGCAGCAGCTATCTCGGCAAGCGCAAAGCAGATAGTTAATAATGCTGGCAGATACAGCCGACTGAAACAACGCAAGCAGAAGCAACAGAAGGATTTTGGTCGTGTGAATTTGGGCACTCATCAGACTCCTTATGGCGGTGATGCAAATAATGTGGTGAAGGATGAGTTTGCTTACAATCCTGAGACTGGCAAGGCTGGGGCATACGTTACCTCAGACAATGAGAATGTTTATTCTCAGAATGATGCTGAGCAGAAACAAGCTATCCTTGACGAGCAGAATAACGCTTATCAGCAAGCGGTAGATACTGGCGAGATTCCATCCGTATTTGATGTTCGTAACAAGAATGGTAACTATGACTTGCAGGAGAACATCGGCAAGAATGGAACATACCTTACTGAGGAGGGTTCTCAAAAGCAGTTTGACAAGAAACTGGCTGATGCCTATGCTCGAAAGAAGGAGATTGAGGCTCTTATCGCTGAGGATAATCGCCAACACGGAAATCCTTTGCTCTCTTATGGTGCTAGTATCGGTGCAGGTAACGGAAGAACTGCCGAGCAGAGTGACTATAGAAATAAGTTGGCAACCTCTCTTTCTCTGATTACTGAGCAGATTGGTGCGCTTGAAGCGGTGAAACAATATCCTACAAGTAGCTGGGGTGAGGATGCCTTGAAGGCTCTTGACAATACTGTATTTACTGCCAAAACATGGGATTTCGGTCTGACAGACTTCGCTATCATGGGGCAGATGGAGCGTATCAAGACCAAGATGGATAACAACATTCCTCTCTCTGGTTCTGATAAGATTCTCCTGAAGAGTAAACTGGGTGCGGATGCTGCTGCGGCTCTCGAAGACGAGAAGATGGGTAACGTCTATCGTTGGACGAAAATTGCAGGGCAGAGTCTCCCATTTATGGCTGACTTCTTCCTGACTGGCGGTTATGGTGGTATTACCAAGGGCATCAGTCGTGGAGCCTTGAAATTTGCTGCAAAACGTGGCATGGGAAAGGTGAGTGCTGCCATTTTGAAGAACACTGGTATCGTGGCTGGCGATGTTATCGGCTCGTATGCGATGGCAGGAACTGAGCAAGCGTTGAAGACTGGTGCTGACATCATGCAGCGACATCTTGGTAATCTGTATCAGGATGAGAAGGGTGATTATAAGTTTGGCACTTTCGATGAGAATGGAAATCTTCTGCATGAGGGTGGTGAGTCTATTGGTACTGCACTCTATAAGGGTATGACCTCTGCTATGGTAGAGAACTATACTGAAAAACTCTTCGGTCACAACTATGGTATCAAGAAGGGTGCTGTCAACTTTATGGAGAAACATGGTATGAATGCTTCTGCTGAGTTCTTCAAGAATATCGGCAAGAGTGGCTGGTACACCAATTCCAAGAAGTGGATGGAGAAGTTCGGTATCAATGGTTTCGGTGAGGAAGTGATGGAGGAGGAGATTGGTATTCCTCTTCACGCTTTGCTGGATGGTGAAGGAAAGGTGAGTGACCTCCTTGATGCTAAGCAGCAACTCGACATTATCGGTGGTATGGCTATCTCTGTTGGCTCTATGTATGCGATGGGTGCTGGCTCCAGACCTGTAAAAGGCATCTACAATCGTGCTCAGTACTACCGATTCCGTAACAAGGTAAACGTGGCTGATAACGATGCACAGAGTCTTTTGGGCGATAACTGGGCAGACATCAAGGACAAGATAGACAACGCAACCAACGAGCAGATGGGTGGTGTTCTCGCTGATATTCTCAGACAGAGAGATACTATGACCAAGGAGCAGATTAATGCTGCTGTCAACTATGGTGTGAACCTGATGAAGATGCGTGGCTACAATATTGCTAAGACTGCTGAAATGAATGCCAAGGAGATTACCAATGAGCCTACAACACCTGAGGAGCAGCATCAGGCAGATATTGACAACGCTTATACAGAAGGACACAATGCCGATGATGCAGATACGCATGAGATTCAATTAGATCAAGAAGACAAACAGAAGTCTCTTGCCCAACTTCTCGGTATATCAGAGCAGCAGTTGGTATCAATGAGTGATGAGAATCTTGAAGCACTCTCTGGTCGTGATGACAATATTGATAGGGCTATCTATGACTATCAGTTGTCTTCCGCTCGCTATCAGGGTGTGGTTGATAATGCACAAGACAAGGTTGACCTCGCTGCTCACCAGGCAGAACAGAGAGTGAATATGTACACAGACCAAAGTCGTGGCTCCGTCCGTAACGCTACTATCAAAGCATCAGGCGGTGCGGAAGACTATGGTGTGTATATTATCAGTGGTAATATTGCCACTCACGATGATGGCTCCATTGATGTAAGCAATAGCGATGATATGATTCTCTACTTTGACCCGACAACGAATAGTGTAGAACACGCTGATGCGTTGATGTTCGCTGAACTGGGAGAAGAACTTCCTGCCGATGATGTGAAGGCTCAGGCGGTAGCTGATGCAAAAGAGAATGCCATCAAGGAAGTGGCTGGTATAATTGACGGAACTGTAGAGGTTGGCTCCCAATTTTCTGTTACCGATGCGGATGGAACAGAGCATACTTATGAAGTGCTCGCTGATAATGGTGATGGTACTGCCATGATTACTATTGATGGTAATGTACCTACAGAACTTGTTAAGGGTGAGAATGTACAGATTCCAGTCTCGTTTGAAGAGTTGCAGAAGATGAAGGATGAGTCTGACCAGCAGAGATTGCAAGCAGCAAAGGATCAACGAGAACAGATGGAGAAAGAGCGTGCTGAGCAGCAGAATCAGGAGACAGAGGAGACTCAACCTTCATTTGATTTCAATCAGATACTCAATGATAATGGTAACGTGGTGCTTGCTGATGTACTCGGCAAGGATGGTAATACAAAATATCCAAACTCCCAGTTGTTTCTTATCCGTGATTCAGGTGCAAAAGCTAAGGTGATGGAATTGAAGAGTGATGGCACTCTCGTTCCTCATGCGGTAAACAAGAAAGATGTGAGAACTGCTACTACTATGTCGCTCGATGAGTATAAGCAAGCATTTGCTGTCTCCTCAATGATAGAGGATAATAGTGGAGAGAATAGAGGTGAGATAGAGGTGGAGACTCCGACAATAGGGGGAGAGACTGCTGGTCCTGCTGAGGAAACTGCCGCTCCTGAATCTGCTGAGACTCCTGCAACAGAACAGACTCCTTCTGCTCCTGCCATTACTCTTGAAGATGGAACCATCGTACCTATGCTGGAGAATGGCAATCCTGACTTCTCGAAGCTGACTGCCGCACAGACTGCCGAGTTGTATGACTCCCAGTTTGGCGAGGATGCAGATAGTATCGTGTCTGGATATGTATCTGATGCAAAGAAGGCACTCGACAAGGCTAACAACATGACCGTGAAGGGTAAGACTTTCGTGGAACAGAAGGCTGCTAAGCAAGCCAAGGAGAAGGCTATTGCTGATGCTCAGGCGGCTTATGACTCTGCTGTCGCTATCCGTGATGCCTATAATGAGCGACAACTATCCAAGGAGCAAGATACTCCTGAGGGCAGAAGAAACCTGATTGAGAAGGCAAGAAGAAAGTTTGCTCGCTTGAAGAGTGCGGTAAAGGATGATGCTGATGCGGTTGCTCAAATCTATAAGGAGACGGTTGGAACTCTGCTGCATCGTCTGTATGATGGTACAGGCATTGATGTGACAGATACCATTCCGCTTACTGCTGAGGAGTATGTAGCAAGTAATCTCGGTGCTCACTCTCTCAATTACGAGGGAACAGAGACAAGTAAGGGTGTTAAGCAGGAGACTGGGTTGAGTAGAGAAGACTTTGCCAAGACCCAGTTGCTCGCTGCTGATGGCAAGGGAACTACCATTGATGCGCTCGTTCACAGCTTGTGGGAGAATCGCCCATCCAACCTTGATTCGCTCAACACTCAGGATATTCGTAACGCACTTATCGGTGTACTCACAAGTGGGTTCAAGGCTTCGGAAGCAAGAAGTTATGTTGAGAATATTCGTATCGCTCAGGCAGAGAAACTCATTGAAGAAGAAAGGACTGCTGCTGAGAATGCCGCATATTACGAGCAGCAGAAAGCTAAGGAGGAGGAAGAAAAGGAAAAGGCTGAACTGGAGAAGAAAGCAGAAGAGGAGAAGAAAAAGGCTGAGGAAGAAAAGGCTGAGGAAGAAAAGGCTGAGGAGAATGAGAATACTGAGTTCCCTGACAAACTACAGGAGGGGAGTAAGGCTATTGAAGTTCCTGAGGATGCAACGGATGAGAAACCTTTGGGTGAACAGCGTACAAAATCACCTTTCTTAGTTAGAGAAAATGGCAAGCAGCAAACAGAAACCGAGAGTGATGCTGATGTTGAGAAGAATAAGGTGGATGATATGAAGGTCGTTGACAACATCGTGGGGCAGAAGACTCGCAAGACCTTAGAGAAGTTAGCAAAGATGATGGGTGCTAATATTCAATGGCTGTACTCTAATAAGCAATTCAATGGAAGGTTTGATGAAAAGACCAATACAATATATCTTACATTGGATTCTTCCATTACAGAAGGTGTTCAGTTCATTTTCGGTCACGAAATGACTCACGAAATGAGAACAAAGAATCCTGCTGCTTATGAGGAGTTGAAGACTCTTGTAAAGAATATGATGGGAGAGGATGCTTTCTCTACTAAAACAGATAAGATGCAAAAGCGATACAAGGAAGGTGGTGCAAGGTATTGGAATGACAGAAATGCCATTGAAGAAGAGGTTGTCGCTGACCAGTTGGGTATTTGGATAAGAGATGCAAACTATGCTCATACTCTCTTGCTCAAAATGTCTCATCCTTTGCTTGCGAAATTGCATGAGATTGTCAATAGCTTCCTGATGGCTCTTCATGGAACGGAGTTTTCTGATGATATGCGTCTGATTCTTCGCTCCATCGAACAAGCCTATGTGAAGACTGCCAATGGTCAGGTGACAAACTCTGAGACTGGCGAAGATGTTTCGTTCTCTCTACGTCAAAAGCCTGAGCCTAAGAAGAAGGGTATCGGCTACAAGGTATTCGTGCTAAAGGATGGCAAACTCTATCCACCTATGGTAGCGAACCCTGATGGTGCTGCTACTCCAGTTGGTGTATGGCTCGATGCCGATGCGGCTCCTATAGCAGGAGAAAGCAAGACTGGCAGACCTCAGGTTAAGCAGGGCGGCAAGGGAACACAAGGCGGTAGCGGTAAGTTAGCCTATAGACCAGGCTGGCATCTTGGTGTCGTACCTTATGCTATACAGTTCAACCGTAAGGATGCAGATGGAAACAAGACTCTCTTCCCTAAGAACTTCGTCTTCGCTGAGGTGGAGTATGCTGCTGATGTTGATTATCAGGAGGAAGCTCGCCAAGAGGGTATCAATCCATCGGGCAAGTATCAGCACTCACTCGCTGGCTTGAAACATCTACCTACTGATGGCTATTATATGTATCGTACCAACCCGAACCCTGAGACTGACCCTTGGGTGATTACTGGTGCGATGAAGGTGAACCGTATTTTGACCAGAGCAGAGCAAGCTGACTTGGTAAGCAAGGCTGGTCGTGAACCTCAGCAGATTCAGGAGGGCGATATTGTTACTGATGATGTGGTGAACAGCATCAATCAGGAGATAGCTGATGCTCCTAAGTTCTCCATCAAGACCTATCATGGCTCCCAAGCATCATTTGACAAGTTCGACCACTCATTCATGGGTAGCGGTGAGGGTGCTCAAGCTTACGGCTGGGGAACCTATGTGACCGAGGTGGAAGGTATCGCTAAGGCTTATGCTAAGCAGAATAGCGCAAAGCGGAATACTGAATACTCTTCTGCAAAGTTTGAGTATGACACAGCCAAGTCTTCTTATAACTTCGCAAAAGGTACTTACGACTTCCGTATGCAAGATATAGACAAGTTGAATAATACACTAAAATGGGCTAAGGAACAACTTGTCAAAGCTAAGGAAAGCAATCGCAAGAATTGGATTGATGAGTTCGAGGCGAGAGTGGCTGACACAGAAAGAGCTTTGAAAGAGAACCAAGATAAGTTGCAGGATGAAAAGGCTGAAATGGGTAAGGCGAAGAAAGAAATGGATGAGGCAAAGAAACGTCTTGATGCCATTCCTGAGCCTGAGCGTAATCTTTACACCGTTGAGATTCCTGACGATACTGGTAGTAACTATATTGAATGGGACGGAAAAGCACCAGACGGATTGAAGGAGAAGGTTCTTGATAGATTGTACAATAAGCGCAGAGAGGACTTCGTGGATAAATTGCGCAAAGCAGGATTTAACGATGATCAGATTAAGGAAGAGGCTGATTACACCGTCAACAAGGAGGAAATGGCTGACACATACCTTAAGCATTCCGTTACTGGTGGTGGTCTGTATCGGGATTTGTCTTATTACTTAGGAGAACAGAAGAAAGCTAGCCTATTCCTTAAGGATATGGGAATTGATGGTGTGAAGGTTATCGCCAAGCGCAACGCTGGTGGCAACAAGGAAGGCAAGATGAACTATGTTATCTTTGATGAGAACAACGCTCAGATTACTAATCACACCAAGTTCTCTCTCCGCTTGAAATCTGCCATTGACGAGACAGAAACCAATCCATCTGACGCACAGAAAGAGAGTGGTAACTATAAGAAAGGACACATCAAGTTCGGTGGCTACGATTACACTATAGAAAATCCAAAGGGTTCAACTCGCTCAGGCAAGGATGCAAATGGCAAAGAGTGGAAAGTAACCATGCACGATACCTATGGCTATATCCGTGGTAAGTTTGGTAAGGATGGCGACCATCTGGATATGTTTATCAACGACAAGGCAGACCTTGATAATTGGGATGGTGATGTGTTTGTCGTTGACCAAGTGAATCCTAATGGCTCGTTTGATGAGCATAAGGTAATGTATGGCTATGACTCCATGGATGATGCCAAAAAGTCTTATCTCGCCAACTATAGCAAGGGATGGAAAGGTCTTGGCAATATTACTGGAGCAAGCAAGGATGAGTTCGACAAGTGGCTTGATGCGAGCAATCGTAAGCTAAAGCCATTTGCTGACTATGCAAAGGTGAAGTTCTCGTTGAAGGATAATCAGGGGAATCCTCTGAATCAGGATGGTACTTTAAAGCTGGATAAGATTAAGTCCGTTGATGAGTTGACGGATGAAGACTTCTTGCATCCTACTAGAAATGTAGAATTGCCTAGCTTGCCAAATAAGATTGCTGATGCTATTGGAACAGAAGGAAAGCCAGTTGTTATCAAGAAGAACATCTTTGAGCGTAATTATATGAGACATAAGGACGTTACTCCTGAATTGAGTAAAGTAATCTTTAAGTCTGCTTTGTACAATCCTGATTTGTATGGTCAGAATCAAAAGAAAACTAGACCATATAATTGGGTACTTATCAACACGAAGGACGAGAAGGGCAATAATCGCACAGTATTATTAGAGGTAAATCCTAATAAAGATAATGTGGAAATCGTACATTGGCACTTCGTTGACGAAAGAGGATTGGAAAAAATAAAGAAGCAAGCTGACCGTGAGGACGGGCAACTCCTCATACTGCCTTCCGATAAGGAAGAGGTCGGTGCCCTTTCCGACCCTACGGTCAACTTGTCTGCTGCAAAGATAGATAATTCTTCTGAAACTACCAAGGAAAATGGAGAGAAATTTTCGTTGAAGGATGATGAATATCTTAAAGCGGTGGAAAATGGCGACATGGAAAAGGCTCAGAAAATGGTGAATGAAGCTGCCGAGGCTGCTGGCTATTCTACCGATTCCAGCTATCAGGGCACTTCTGCCTTCAATGGTTCT